AAGGCGGAAGAGTATTAGAAACAAAAGATTATGTGGATGTAATAAGTGGATATAATGGATGGCAGGTAAAAAGTTCAAAGAAGAAAAGTCCTATAACTTGGAAGAGATTTAAAACAGATACCAAAACCGCACCAAGTATAATAGGAAATAATATAATCAAATCATGTAACGATTCTGCTATCAAAAGCTTGATTGATTACAATCTAAAGACTAGGCTATATACAGGCATCTGTTGACGATAATTGCATTACTATCTTTGAACGGGAACTAATAAATAGATCACATCAACATATTTTTGATAGCGAACAATTTGAGTGGCTGTGGACAGATAAATCGTTGGAAGGTATTGATAAAAATACTGGTAATGTTTGGTGGAGATGGTATGGACATGGAGATAATCAACTTCATTTTACAGGGGAAATATATTGGAAACTGGCGTTAACATCTAACAATACAATAAAAATTAACAATACAAAATATATACCAAAACTATTATTAGAGGATATACAAAAACTAAATTAGCAGTATATGGCGAGAAAAAGACATCCAAATTAGGTTTTTCAGCCTTAATATAGTAAATAACTATAGGAGATCATAAATGCTTTTAGTTGGACTAGAAAATTGCAAACCATGTATAGAATTACATAAAAAGCATCCAGAGATTCCCTTTGTAGAGGTGCCCAGAGAAGCAGGTAAGGCAGATAAAGACATTTTTGAGGTTAAGAAGGCTATAGGGCAGTTGGGTATAACAGAATTTCCTGTATTGCTCAATGATTCACTGAATAAAGTCCTTCCATTAACACTATTGGAGCCACTAGCAAAATGAACGATGATGACACAAAAAATTTAATGTCTATTTATGACGGTGTAGCAGGTGTTCCTGATTATGAGCCAATGATTCTTACTGAATCTATGGTAGATATTATGGAATATCTAACAGAAGACATGATAAATTCACTTGGACAGACACTTGCAGCAAAACTTGCTGGTCTTATCACAAGAGACATGAAAACACTTGAGCCAAATGTACTAGAGAAGAAGGCACAGGCACTCATAAATGTTATACAGACAAGAGTAAACAATCCTATGATACAGCGAACACTTAGAGATTACCAAGGACTGCCAGCGTTATCAAAGGCAAAGGTAATCTATCAACTCTTATCTAATTCGTAATGAAAACTAAATTATGTTCAATTTGCATGGAAGAAAAGCCGTTAAATATGTTTATTAATGGTAGGAAAAAGTGTAGAGATTGTATAAATGAATATCATAGAGAATGGGAACTAGTTAATAAAGAGAAGGTTAACACTCGCAAAAAATTGTGGAGAGAAAATAACATAGAAAAATCTAAAACTAGTATTAAAAATTGGGAAAAGAATAACCCTGAAAGAGCCAAAGAACGAAAACCTAGATGGAGAGCAAACAATATTGAATCTGCTAGAGCCGCTACTAGTAATTGGTCAAAAAGTAATAAAGATAAAAAGCGAGAACATGAACGAAAGCGTAGAGCTTCAAAACAAAGGGTTAAAGAGGAATATTCATCATTAGATGAACAATATACCCGCAATCTTTTTAACAATAAATGTGTTAATTGTGGATCGACAGAGTCTCTTTGTATAGACCACCACCATCCACTATCAAAGGGAAATCCACTTACTAGACAAAACGCAGTCTTATTATGCAATTCTTGTAACGGTTCTAAAGGGACAAAGGAACCAGAACAATTTTATTCAAAGGTAAAACTTAAAAAACTATTGGGAATGTTAGACGATGAATATAACAAGAACATATCTTACTTTTAAAACATTAAATATTCCAACTGCGTATAGGATGACAAAAGCCAAACGTGCATACAAAAAAGATCATATGGAATGTGCTGTTTGCGGATATAAACGAAAATTGGAAGTACACCATATAACGCCATGCCATGTAGATATAACATTGGCTTGTGAACAAACAAATTTTATAACACTTTGTAGAGATTGTCATTTCACATTTGGACATTTTCATAATTTCCGTAAGTATTGGAATCCTAAAATAAAGGAATTAGCAACACAAATTAATACTCAATATATTTTAGATTTTAACAATAATTTTTAATAGCCCACATTTGATATTATCCTACCGATACTATCTCCTTTCAGCGAAGGAATGTGGGCTATTTTACTAAATAATTATAGCTGAAAGGAGACTATTATGAAATGTAAACTATGTAATATTTCGTTCAACTCTATAAAATCATTAATTAGTCATATTAAACTTCATGATATTAGTAGTAAGACATATTATGATACATATATTAAATCTGAACTAGATGGTATATGTTTAAAATGTGGAAGTGATACAACATATATAAATTTTAATCATGGATATAGAAAATATTGCTCTAGTAAATGTAATAATACTAGTATTATTAAAAAAGATATGGTTAAACGTAGTGTATTAAGTAGATATGGTGTCGATAATATATCCAAATTAGATAATATCAAGAAGAAAAAATTATTAACTAAATTTGGAGATGAAAATTATAACCCAAAGAAGTATAAACGAAAGTATAATGTAGATAATACTAGTGCATTAGAAGAAGTAAAACAAAATAGAAAAAATACATGGTTAAAAAAGTATGGTGTTGATAATCCATTTAAGTCTACAGTAATAAAGAAGCAGATTGAGAATACTTGTATAGAAAAATATGTAGTTAATTGTTGGTCTAAATCAAAAGAACTTAGAGAACATAATAGAAAAATAAGATTACATCAAGTTACCCCTCAACTAGGTAAACATGAAATTATTATATTAAATAAACAAGAAATTATAGATGGATGTATAATAGATAGAGACTTTCGTATAGCAGGATTTAAACCTGATGGATATTGTTATGAAACTAATACAATTTACGAAGTATATGAAAAATATCACACTAGACCAAAACAAACCATACATGATTTGGAGCGACAACAGATAATAGAGAATAGATTATCTTGTAACTTTGTTATTATTTGGGACTTATAATCTATCTTTTACTAGACCAATCAAAAATATCAGAATGTTCAGTTTTGATATTAAAATTCCTTTTACTAGTGGCTTCTATAATAATTGATTGTGAATTACTCATATTATGAATGCCAAATAACGTATTATATGGTAGCTTTATAATTTTTCCATCCATTTCAGATATAAAGTATTGTTTATACTTGTAAGTATTATTAACTAAATATGGTAATATTATTCTTACATCCCCATATAAACAAGTAAAATACGTAATACAATCATATGAATAAAATGCATCAATAGAGTCCAACCAATATCTCTTTATACACACGTTTTCAATATCATTTTTTTCAAATAACCTTGGTATATGTTTAGATATAGAATCTATATAGAACTTTTCATAGAATACTGTTACTTTAGGATCTTCACTCATCGGTTATTTCACCTTCTATAATTTCTGCGTCAATAACTTCCTGGTTCTGTTCTAAGAATCGTTCTATTACTTCTTCCCTTGTAGCGATAAGAACATTATTTGTTGTTCCGCCACCGCCACCAGAAGATAGTTGTTTCTTTGCACTAATGTCCATCTCTTTTATCTCTTTAGTTGCAGCCGCCTTCTTGTTTTGGATGTTTATCTTGTTCAAAACATCAGCAGCATGGGTAACAGATGCAAGTAATCCTGAGAATGCATTTAGTTCTTCTGCTTCAAATCCACTTGCGATGGTTTGCTGGATGGCTTCTACTGTTTCTATTCCCGATTCAACTAAACGACCAACCTTTTGCATGATATAATCGTTGACATTATCATCTGATATATCTATCCTCTCAGCAGAAGGGGTTTCGTTTAAAGTGGATATAGAATCATCGTTTTTTAGGTCTTCTAAAATTTGGTCTAACTCTTCATCTGGCATAATAACACTCCTTATGTAATTATTTACTTGCATTCTAAAATTTTTATGATATTATAGAGACATGATTGAGATAGACCTACATGGAATGCGGCATGAAGAGGCCCAGAAGCACCTAGAGAGGCAGATAAACCATTTATGGGGGTCTAACGAGGACTTAGAAATCATAACAGGTCACAGCCCCAGAATGAAAGAAATAGTAGTAGAAAAGTTAAAGGAATTCAATCTTGAATACACAATTGGAGACTGGAGTGGGCATAATATGGGCTATATAAAGACAATATTAGACTAAATAGGAGTACATCATGTGTGAAGAAAGAGAAATTACAATGATAGAGATGGAAATAGACCTTGATGAGAAGACTCATGCAAAGGTTCTTGAGTATGCAAAAGAAAACATACTAAATGACGAGAAGGCATTGATTAACTGGGCAGTTAATGTTATGCTTTCTGAAATAGTTGAAACAGATGGTGAATGTCTGAAACAAAAGGAGAAAGAAAATGGCGAAAGTAACAGTTGAAGGAAGAGGAACATTCGAGATTAATAACGAACAGCTTAGTGAATTAGTAGGTTGGTTATCTACTAATCAGGCAGTGGCGATTCATGAAGAAAACACTGTCCGTGAAGTTAAAGATAACGAATTTACTGGTCGTGAGCTTCTAAATGGATAACAAACATATCCGATGTAAAAAGTGTTCTTATTACAATACTAGAAGCAACGAGTTTAGTATAAGTGATGAGTTTATTAATGGTGCAGAATTCGATTCTAGTGGCATTAAGATGCCATCTTGTATATGGGAATCAAATGTGTTAGGCATAACTATGTGTTCTCACCCAGATTGTTTTTATATGTTAAAAAGGTTGATCCCGTTAATGGAAAACAGTATAATAAGAAGCGAGTTAAGGGACAAGGACAGTTGAACAAAGATAATACATGTTCAAGGTTCAAAAATGCATGGTGGCGGTTCTGGATAATCTCCAGAGGGCCAAAAGAAGAAGAGTTGTTTTTAGACAAGATATAAGGAAGCGTTAATGTTTGATAATTTATTGATTGAAAAATATAGACCAGTAACATTGGATGATATTGTACTCTCAGATAAGAATCGAAAGTACTTTGAGCAAATAGATAAAAAGCAGGAAATCCCTCATTTGATGTTCTGTGGTAATCCAGGTATTGGAAAGACAACACTGGCAAAAATCTTAGTCAATGACGTACTGGATTGTCAGTATATCTACATTAATGCTTCTGATGAATCTGGTGTGGATGTTATACGAACTAAAGTGACAAACTTTGCACAGACTTGTTCCATAGATGGCAAACTAAAGGTCATCATCCTTGATGAGATTGATGGATTGTCTTCTGTTAAGGCAGGAGCAAGTGGAACGAGTGCACAACAAGCACTTCGTAATGTAATTGAAGAGTATGCTGACAACACACGATTCATTTCTACTTGTAACTATCGCTCGATGGTTATTGATGCACTAGATTCTAGATTCCAATCGTTTGATTTGACACCACCATTTGAAAAGACGGTTGAACGTGCAATACATGTCCTTAAAGAAGAAAAGGTTAGTGTACCAGAAGAACAAAAACAAAAGTTCTTAGCATTGGTTAAGTCAAACTATCCAGATATCCGTAAGATCATTGGTGAACTGCATAAGAATATCATAGACGGTAAGCTGATTCTTGATGAAGAGGTAGAGAAGCTTGCATTTGCAGAGGAAGTCTTTGCTAAAGTTGTCAAAAAACAGGTTGTAGACCTTCGACAATTTGTTATACAGAACGAAATCAAGTTTAGTAACAACTATCATACGTTATTAAAGAACATGTTTGATGTAGTTCACGAAAGTAATCTACCATTCGAGAAGAAACGACCTGCCATGTTGATAATTGCAAACGCAATGGGGCAACATGGACAATGTATGGATACTGAAATTAATGCGTTTGCTTGTTTACTAGAACTCAGTGAAGTTGTTTAGGCACCAATAGATGGTGAACCACTTGCAATCGCTATAGCTTTAGCATCTGGCTCGAATGAAGTCATATCGCTGTCTTGTGCAACTTCTACACTACCCTTAACAACATTACTAATCATCTTCTTGAGTGTATCCGTATCAATATCTCCGCTAACCTTGAGAGTAAGATTATTATCATCTTCAAACTTAGCATCCATGTTGTTACTTAGACCTTCCATGCTCTGAATCTTACCGATAAGCTCATCAGGATTTCTTCCGTATGGCTCACCAAACGTTAGTCTGTAAGAACTTAGCGGAGTCGCACTACCATCTGCACCAGGAGCAATACCAGGAGCAACACCAGGCTCTACACCACCAATCATTTCATTGAATACATCTTCAAGTGTAAGTTTACCTTGATTCTTTTTCTTTACTTCTGTTGGCTTCTTAGCTTGTGACCTACCATCAGTAGTTTTATTTGGGAACTGTGGCTTTGTGTTTTTAGTAGGAGTCTTACGATCTGCGTCAGGAGATTCTACGTCTTTAGGCATATGTACTTTGTTCTTTCTTTTTACACTATCAGGCACAGGGGCCAAATTACCATTAGTATCCACTACTTCAAGAATTTCAATAGGAACTGTGATAGGATTACGGTATAGTCCAGGTGCATATTCAACAACAATATCAACGAAATAATCTGTTGGTGCACGAGTACCACTATTAGCACCACCATCGTAATTTCCAGTAGTTGTAGGTCTACTACTTTTAACAGCAGATACTCTTAGGTTTAGATCAGTATTTATAGCATCTTCTATCATCTGCTTATAATTTTCTAGCATATCCTTGACCTTTTCATTTTTCATTGCATCTTTACGAATTCTGACCAGGTCTCCACTCAAAATTCCTCCCATTTCGAATCTTGTTATACTTGATTCAATAATGGTGTCGTATGTACCCCTAAACTTTTTCATATTCATAATTTAGAATCTCCTTAATGTAATTACATAATTATTTACCTAATATAGTAAGATTTTCCAGTATTATACTGGAAAATTTAGTCTGCACCGCTAAATATTTATGATATGGGTAGTTTAATACTAGATAACTTAAAAGATGTAGGAAAAGTAGATCGTGGGTATACTTACGTTGACCTTCACTTGGATATAGAAGAGTCAACGGTTCCCACCACTCTTACAAGCGAGAGACTTAACGGAAAAGATATCAAAGTGGATTATGATGTAGACGCGATCATGGGTTCATTAAACAATATCTTTAAAACAACACCTGGGGAACGGTTTTTAGTGCCTTTATTTGGTGCTAACCTACGAAGATACTTGTTTTCCTCAGTATCTCAGGCTATTGGTAGCCAAATAGGCTCTGAAATACTAAGAGCGATTGAAAATTGGGAACCAAGAGTAACTGTTGATAGAATTGAGGTTATTGGTCGCCCAGAAAGACACGAATATGAAGTAACTATTATTATTACGATAAATGCACTAAGGCAACAGGTTACATTTAATAGTATACTTAACCAAGATTCTGACGTATTGATACAGAATCTAACTAGGGTTTGCCCTACACAATAAGGAGAGATATGAGTGATTGTCCTTCAACTAAAGATGGCTATTTAGCGTTTGATGCGTTAAGTCTTAAGCAGCATATCAAGGACAGATTGAATGAATCAGGCGTTTTTACTGACCAAAATTACGAGGGAAGTTACATTTCAACTGTTATAGATATTGTTTCATATACATTTAATGTATTAATGTTCTATTTGAACAAAACTTCTTCTGAATCTATGTTTTCAGATGCACAAATTTACGAAAACATGAACAGAATCGTTAAGTTGATTGACTATAAGCCTGTTGGGTTCCAAAGCTCGACCCTTTCCTTCGATGCAAGAGTTCTTGGTAGTGGTGAAACAACAAATGCAGGTCTTTATACGATTCCACGTTACTCATATTTCCAACTTGGTGGTATTTCTTACTCATTTAACGAAGATATTACGTTTGCAAAGTCAACTAACGGTACAGACGAAGATTTAACAGACCTTTCAACACAAAAGCTTCTTTATCAAGGCAAGTATGAAGAGTATCCAGCATATACAGCCATAGGTCAAGAGAATGAGGTTGTATTCTTAGTTCCTGGTGACAATATCATCATTGACCACTTCAATATTGATGTATATGTTCAGCCAAACCCATCAGAAGGTGGTGTATGGGAAGAATGGTCTTCAACACCTTCTTTATACCTTGAAAATTCAGACGCAAAGAAGTATGAGATCAGATTTAACGAGAATAAACATTATGAAATTAAATTTGGTAATAACATTAACGGACAGAAGCTTGATGCTGGCGCAAACGTAGGAATTTACTACTTAAGGTCAGATGGAACAGAAGGTGAAGTAGGTGTTGGTGTTCTTAATGGAGAAAAGCTTACTGAATTCTCAACATCACAGTTTGATACGCTACTTACCGAAGTTGTAGATGGAGAATATTCATTTTTAGACGACCTTTCCACATTGGAATTCACTAATGATACAGTGTCTACATATTCTAGTAACGAAGAAGACGCAGATAGCATTAGAAATAATTCCCCAGGCATCTTTAGGTCACAATACCGTTTGGTAACCGAGAGTGACTATGAAAATTATGTCAAAGCTAACTTTGCAAACCTTATTAGTGATGTAACTGTTGTAAATAACTGGAAATACATATCCGAACAGATGAAGTATTACTATGATCTTGGAATTAACTCTCCAAATCTTGCTTCCAGGCCATTATATAATCAGGTAATGTTTGGAGATGCATGTAACTTCAATAATATTTACATCATAGGTGTACCAAAGATTGTTGCAAGCTCAACACAGCCAGTAGTTGTTCTTTCTCCTGCACAAAAAGAGCTTATGATCTCTTCAATGCGTAGTGAGAAGACACTTACTAGTGAAACTATCATAGTTGACCCTGTTTATGTTGCAACTGGTATCGCAATATCGAAAACTGGTGATGCAGTTACCGCAGATGATGTAGAAACCAGCACATTAACAATCATTAAGGATGAAAATTCAAGGCGTGATAACTCTTCTATCCAATTGGATGTCGCAAACATCTTTATAACATACTTTAACAGAGAAAACAGTAAGCTTGGTCAAACAATTGACGTTAAGAGCATAACTTCTGACATACTTTCTGTTAATGGTGTAAAGACGTTCTATACACAACGAACAGATGACCCATCTATAAGGTCTGAACGACTATCGTTACTTCTATGGAACCCAGTTTACAAAAATGATGCAGTAACACTCTTAACAAACTATGCATTGCCGTATTTTAAGTTTGCATATTTGTTTAATGAAGCTAATTTTAGTAATTATATAAACGTAACTAGCCAATCAAGAATATTTGAAAACGTGGAATATTAATAGGAAGTAATAATGTACTTAGGTGATCCCACAAAGCTTACAGATGCACTAGTATTTGTAAATAACCCACCACCATCAGAAGCCACCCAACGTAATGCGTGGCCTTTTACTGTTGTGGTATCCGCAGCCGATACAGGTGACCATTATATTGATCTGTATTCTCAATATTCAAGAGCACGTCCATATCAAATACCACAAAGCAAATGGGGACATCTATTACCTCAATGGACATTCACTGATTTAAGTGGAACACATATTAACAACATACAAACAACAGATACACAAATAACTGACCTATGTGGTAACGTTATTGGTGTTACAGGTTTAGCACAGTTTTACTATGTTGATGATATGCCATCATTCGACTATTCTTCCCCAGTAATGATATGGGCAACAATGGAAGTGTCTGACCGGCCAGTTAATTATGATGTTCATGGAAAACCTCTTCCAGGTTATGCCAACAGTAAGATAATTAAGGGCGAACCATATTACATTAACGGACAACCACCAACATATCTTACAATTACAAGTAATGGTATCGCTGATATT